ACGGCCGACGCAGCTAGCGGCAGCGTTGTCACTGGCCTATCGGTGATTACTTCCCTTGGTTTCACGCCCTCAAGCCTCACGACCATGGGCGTCCATGTGCGCATGAATGCCCTTGGCGCTGGCACGGCCGCAGTTGGGACCGTTGGCTTTGAAGGCTTTGCTTCTGGCGACGTCGGCTACCTAATCGTCTACGGCCGGTAACAAAAGGAGATAGACATGGGATGTGGAGCACAAGTGGTCTTCACCACATCAATGGCTTCCGGCGTGTCAGTCACGTCGGGCGTTGATATGGGTCATTCATGGCATCAAGTATGGGCTAAAATACCGACGATGGCCTCTGGCAGCGATGTTTACTTTTTAGGCTCCGAGGACGGGGTCACATATAAGCGAGTGTTCCACTCGCCGACAATTAGCAATGCCGCCCCTGGTGCTAGATATGTCACAAGCGCAATTACAAATTGCTATGTGCCATTACCTGACAACCATATGAGATATATTCAATTCCAATTGTCGACAGCAACTTCTGATACTCCATACACTTTTAAAGTTCTTTGTACTGGCGAATTTACTTAGGGGTCCATGTTTTATGGCAGTAGTCAAGGTAAGAAACCTCAATACGATATCGTTCGATGTTAAATGGCGCGGCGATGAGATCAAAATCCCGGCCGGTGGCTTTGTCGAAATGGATTGGGAGGATGCGAACACGTTCATTCGCACCCCATTCAAGTCAATGGTGAAAGACGGTATGGGCCAAGACTTGCCCGAAGGAATGCAAAAGCTTAAGATAGAGCGCGAAGGTGATATCACCAAGTATGCGGCAAAGTTGACGCCGCACTGCCCGGTTTGCAAGGAAGAGCTTGCACATTGGGACGCATTAGACGGCCACACGGCAGCAATGCACAGCAACCAGATTTTGGATGACGAGGAATATAAAAAGTTCCTCAAAGCAAAAGAAGGAAAAGCTAGTGCAAGTAACGCAAAGCCAACCAGTGGCGGCCTTTCGGCATGACAAAGATAACGATGCCCCTGAGCATTTCGTTAAGGTCTATGGCAATTGGCGGATTGAACGCCATACGCCTGTAAATGGCCAAATGGCTCTCGCTGAAACACGCGAGGGCCGCAATATCATCACGACGGTCGGCAAGTCTTTCCTTGCAGCTTTCCTAGCCAGCGCTGCGGCTGCGGCCTCAACCTTCACATGCAAATATCTTGTAATTGGCACGGGCACGGGGGCTGAATCGGCCGGTGGAACTGCGCTAGATACTGAGACCGCACGCCACACGGGAACTGTCAGCACGCAGGCCAATGCGATCTATCAGGTGATTGCAACATTTGCGACGGGCGTTGGAACGGGCGCCATCACCGAGTATGGGCTTTTCAGTTCAAACACTGCAGGCACCATGTTCTGTCGCGACCTCGAAAGCTCTATAGCGAAAGGCGCGCTCGACACCCTGACTGCAACCTTGCAAATAACTTTGAGCTAATATGAATGGCCGACTTAACCAAAACAATATCGAACTCGCTCAACGTCTTTGGCGGCGGCGCTCCAACATTGTGGGGCAACACTGGCCGTACCACAATGACTTGGGGAACGGACTTTTGGGGCCAAGGTTCCGAGGATTACATACAGGACGTTGGCAAGACGCTAGAAAACACGCTGACACTTGCCAGCACCATTTCGACGCAATTAGAAATTCGCCTCACCATATCGAATTCACTGGCGGTGACGTCCGAGACAACGGGCGAGTATCTAACCGACAGAAACAGTTCGGCAGCGTGGTTCTATCTCTTTCCGGGCGGCGCAGCGAACGCAGAAAGCCGGGTAAGCTCGACCTACGCGAATGGCTCGGCTTCAAGTACGTCATTTACAGTATCGTCCGCCGTTTCGACGGTGTGGGCATGAAGGGGGCCATATGACTCCGGGTGAATTGGCCACTGCCGCGCGCACGCAATACAACGCAGTCGGGGACTCGTTCTTTGGCGATACCGAGATTTACAACCTGATTTGGCGGGCCGAGCAATATCTAGCCCTAGAAACTCAGTGCCTCACCGGGTCAGCTTCCACATCGACCGTGATAGGCCAACGTGAATACACGATGCCGACGACCTGTGTCGCGATTAAGCGCGTGACATGGAACGGTCGAAAGCTTGAGGCCTCTGATTTTGTCGATGATGACGTGCTGACAGGCTATGTCGAAGATACGACCGAAACTGGTACGCCGCTGTATTACCAGCAATGGGGAACCACGGTTTACCTTCGGCCGACACCCAACGCTGTCGATACGCTGAAAATGTATTATTACGCGAAGCCTAGCCAGGTTACCGCAAGCTCGACACTCGACGTGCCTGAGCAATACCAACTCTATATTATCGATTTCATTCTCTATCATATGTTTTCAAAAGACACGAATGACCGGCTTTCGAGCTATCACCTGAGCCTTTGGAAGGAATCAGTCGAACTGATAAAGGGTTGGGAAAAGCGTAAAATTCGCAAAGATAGCGGTGCGGCGGTGAAGAATATCGATCTTTACAGCGACCTTGTGGGGATTCGTTAAGTATGTCGCGTTTTCAGGTTACATATCCGCCCAAAGGCGAAATTACGTTTGATGGTGGCATCAACTCTAAATACTCACGCGCCCTGATCGCTGAAAACGAGTCACCAGACAATTTGAACTGCATTAGCAGCGGTGATGCCGTGCAGACCCGTGGCGGCACTCAGAAGTTCAATACGACGTCGGTAGGTTCATTTGCATGTGATGGCTTGTTCACGCGCCATGATTCCTCGGGTAGCCAGTCGATGGTGGCATGGTTCGGTGGGTCAATGTATGGCATCACGGGCACGTCGACCTTCACGACGGTTCCCAGTGCCCAATCGGTGTGGACGGGCGGCTCAAAGGTTTATGCGGCCGAATACGAGAACAAGATATTCATGGGGAATGGTGCGGCCATCCCCTACAAATATGACGGCACCTATTTCACACGCCACGGTGTCTATCCGCCGGTCTCGGCCCCGACCTATTCGACGATTGGGACGGCATCGGGCGCTAGTGGCACCAGCACGGGAACTTACTATTTCAAGGTCACATATGTGAACTCGGCAGCGGCAGAGGGCAATCCAAGCTCGGCGTCAACCGGCATATCGATGACCTGCCAGACTGTGACGCTTGATATCCCAGTGGCAGCGACCTCGTTCGGAGTAGCGGCCCGCAATATCTATGTGGCTAGTAGCCCGACAGCAAGTTACATCAAGGTCGCCCAGGTGGCCGACAACTCGACTGCGACCTATCAGTATGCATCAGGCCAGGCAACACTAGGGACGGCGATTCCTACGGCCAACGGCGTGCCACCGAATTACAACGCGATTATCTGCCATCAGAATCGATTGTTTGTTAATGACCCGTCGAACCCCAATTACTTCTATTACTCAGGCCTTGGCGAGCCTTATACGTTCTCAGCACTCGACTTCCAGCAAATCGGGGATGGGACGGCCGACCTTGTGCGTGGCTTTGGCGTTCAAGACAATAACCTGCTTATATTCTGCGATAACTCGACATTTATCATCTATATGTCGGGCGACACGTTCACTGATGACACTGGCTGGTTGCCGCTGCGCACCAAGTCGGCATTTGGTTCTAGAAGCCCTGGGGCCATCTTTCGCTACGGCAATAAGGTCGGCTTTGCGGCTTTTGAGGCCGACCAATTCGTGGGCTTTGCCGCCATTAGCAACGGGGCACCATCGCCCTCTGAAACCTTGCTCACGACTGGCAGCATTGTCAGCGACCTCATAAGCGACAAGATTAAGCCCGATATGGACCTAGTGCCCGAAACCATGGCAAGTCACATGCGCTGCATTGTGTTCGATGGCAAGGCTTATATCTCGATCGCATATGGCACGAATCAGACAACCAACAACCGAATCTATGTTTACGATTTCCGCCGTGAAATGCGGGATTCTTCGGACGTTTCCAATGAGTCATGGTTTCCATGGTCTTACTCGGCTTTAGCACCAGGGCCAATGTGTGTGTATAATGGGGCCGTCTATTTCGGGTCTGATTCTGCGACTGGCTTTGTCTATAAGATAAATTACGCGACATATTCCGACGATGGCGCGGCGATAAACTCATACTACTGGACCAAAGAGTTCTCTGGGCTATCGACTGATATCAACTCGACCAAAGATTTTCGGAAAGTCGAATTTCTATTCGGTCGGGTCGGCGCCTATTATATGGACTTCGGTTTCAGGACCGATTCCGATTTGTCGGGCGCCACAGTGCAGCAAGTAAGCGTTGCGCCGGGTGGTTCACTTTGGGGGACCATGGTGTGGGGAACCGACGTGTGGTCGGCTGGCTTTCAGGACGGCGAAGAAACGACCTTTATCCCAGCCAGTCGCGGCAAAAGAATTCAGTTTTATTTTTCGAATAGAAATATAGCCGGCCAGGCATTTAAAATGATTCGTATGAAGTTTTCATACAATAACAAAGGAAGGCGATAAGCGATGGCAGCGAACCGCTATGACATGATTCGGGACCGCGCCGCGCAGACCGCCCAGGTTGAAAAGCAACAAGCTGGCACGGCCTTAACGCGCAAGTTTGCCCGCATGGGTAATTTAAATTCGGGTGCCTATGTTCAGGCATCCCAAGCCGCCGATCAGGACGTCGAAAACCGCAAGGCCGGGCAATTGGCCGATATCAATTTTGCGGAAGCTGGCGAACAGCACCAAGATGAGCAGGCGCAAAAGCAACGTGAGTTCCAGACCAATGAGCGGCTAGGAAGCCAAACGTTTGGGGCTGGTGAGGCCGAAAAAGGCCGTGGCTTCCAGTCGAGCGAGAATGCCCTTGGCCGTCGATTTGCCACGAGTGAGCGGGAAGCCGGGCAAGGCTACCAATCAGGAGAAAACGCGTTACAGCGGCGATTTGCGACGTCCGAGCGCGAAGCTGGCCAGGCATACGGCACAGGCGAGCGTTTGGGCTCGCAGGACTTCGCAAGCAGGCAAGCCGGTGATGCCCGCTACTTTGCCCGCGAGGAACGGCAAGCCGGGCAGAAGTTTGCTGCCGATGAGCGATATATCAACAATGAGCAAAACCGCCAGCTGGCCGACCGACAGTATGGCCTTGATCTAGACGTCACACAGGCCAACCAAATAGCGGCAGAAAAAGCCGGCCGTAAATCATGGTTGGAATCCGCCAATTGGGGCAAAAAATGGCTTACACAGGGGTTTGGTAAATGACCGCTAGCGTATTAGTTCCGCAGCGTAAGCCTGACATGGCCATGAGCCTATTGCCCATAGCTGGCAGCGTCATTGGCAGTATCTATGGCGGCCCATTGGGCGGCGCTGCCGGTGGCTTTGCCGGGAAAAAACTAAGTGAAGGCGGCCCTAAGCCTGGGATAACTGAAAATCCTAGTCCACAACTTGGCGAGGGTATGCCCGGTCAGAATGAGGCGCCAGGCGGCCCTATGGAACGCCGGTTAGACATGAATGCCAATAATCCTGATGAGCATATCTTGAATGCCAATCGTGCCCTAGAGGATGCGCCGCCCGAGATACGTGACCATTACAGTAAAGTCCTAGGGGAAGCATTGGCCATATCTCAGAAAAACCGGGGGACCTACGGATGACAGTAGCAGTTCAAGGCCAACAAGCTCGGCCCAAACGCGACGCGCTAGACATCATCCAAGCCGGCCTGCAAGCGGCTCAGGCTGTATATGGCATTAAGGCCGATATGGCGAAAATGGATGAATATCAGGCGGCTCGCGAGGATGCTCGACAAAAGTTCCAAAATGATACCGAACTGACGGCGGCGCAGGTCAATTATCACAATGCACAAGCCGATGCGTTAAAGAACCCTCGGGATAAACTCACGAGACGGGACGTGAAATATACTCTCGACGGTAAGCCCGTTATGGCTTCCTTGCTTCCAAGCGAAAGCATTCCAGCTAATGCTACGCCGTATGAAGAGCCGAAAGCCCCTAAGGAACGCAAAGAAGGCGAGGGCGGTAAATTTACACGCAATGACCCAAATTTTTGGGATAAAACCCAAACTGAATATCGGGATGATAAACAAGTTGTAGCGGCAAAGAAAACCTACTATTCGACAGCCCTCGGTTTAAACCTTCTCAAACAAAGTTCATCCATCGCCGAAAGTCAACTAGCCACCTTAATGAACAAGTTCGCCGAGGATGAATCGGCTCCGTCTGGCGATCAAATTAAGAAGGCTGGCGCGTCTGAGGATGCTATCAATTTATCAAAATCCGCAGTTCAAAAAGCTTTAAATGGTCAGCGATTAACGGATACTGACAAAATCGCAATTGGTGACGTAATAAAGGCGAGCCAACACATTGCGCGCAGTAAATTTATTAATGCGACAGCGGAAATTGCCCGTGCCAAATCATCAGTATCGGACTTGACCGACGCCGAAATTTTAAGGGAATATTTGAAACCTTCGGAGACATTGGCTGGCCTAGATAATGCCGCCATGGATGAGATTAAAAAAAGCTTATCATCTACATTCCGAGGGCCTTCAATGCCAGGTGGTCAAGGGACCAATGCGCAAGCAATCGATCAACAGCGCAAACTTGAATCTATGCGGGCAGCTACTGAGGAATTAAAACGAAGGGGCCTTAATGCCAGTCGTTGATTATTCAAAATTGTCAAACGATGAGTTGCTGCGAATTGCCAATGGTCATGAAACCGTTGCGGCAGAACCAATGGCGCATGCGCCGCAAGTTGCGCCGCTTGACATGTCTCAATTCACCGATGCCCAACTTGTCAGGATATCAAACGGTGAAAGCCCGGACCCGCCAGCGACCCCTAGCCTTGGGCAAATCGCTCTCACAAAGCTTGCGGAAGCTGGCGAGTTCATCGACAAGTACACGGGAGCCCCAGCACGTGCCGCCCTGCAACGCATAATCCGCGACGTGAAGCGCCATCCATCCATGGTGCCAGGTGATGCCCCTTATCCGGTGCGCGTGGGAGAACGAGCGGCGACGGCCTTTGGCGAGCAATTTGGCGAGGACCCATCGAAAGCGCCAACTGGTAAAGAAATCGCGGGCGGTGACCTTGGGTTATCGACTAAGGAAACAATCGGGTTGCCGTTCATTTCATCGGTTGCTGGTGCGATACATGAACCAACAGGAAAATACCTTGAGCATGTTTCGCCGGCTGGGCTTGCTGGCATGTTTATCGATATTTCGGCGGACCCGACCAATATCTTGCCAGTTGGGGCGGCGGCACGATTGACAGGTAAGGTTGCGGTCAAAGCCACTACTAAAGCGTTATCATGGTCTGCGGCAGCTCTTGAGAAAGTGCCCGTCGCCGGAAACGTTGTCACGGCAGCGAAAAGTGTAGGAAAAAACGTAGCACAAAGTGCTGCCGACCTTATCAATCCCAAGGTGGCAAACGATTGGGGCAAACTTAAAGAAATCGCTGCCAAGAATGGTATCGACTATGCTAACCCGCCAGCGGAATGGGAATTCGGGCCGCAAAGTATGGTTACAAGCCAAGAGAAATTCTTACGACAGGGGCCGCTTGCTGGCGATTATGTCGAAGCTTTCAACGGCAAGATAAATGAGATAAAAGCCGTTACTGAAAAAAAGATATCGGCTATGGGCGGCGGGTCCATTCCAACGCCTGAGCAAGCCGGGGCCATAATCAAAGACGGTTACGATCGATCAGTGGGACAGTTTTTCGATGGGCTTGAAAATACCTATAACGATATTATCAAGGACTATCCAGGGTTCAAGCTTGAAGCTAGTGCGCGCGATGCCCTAAATAGCAAGTTAACTGGCACCGAACGTTGGGCAAAGGGTCGCCTTGAACGAGGGGCGACAAATGTCCAACGGGCACAAGCGGCGGAAGTATTACAGACAGTTGGAACAGCCCGCGAAATCATCAATGCTGGCCCTGGTGCTGGCCCTGGGTCATTTAAGCAAACTGTTGAATTATTGCGTGATGTTGGAGAAGCGGCGTTTACCAATAAAAATAGTCATATTGCTAATCCTCCAGACATTGAAAAATTGCGGGATTTATACGGGGACCTATCGGATGCTTTAAAGACAAGCATCCGTAAAGACATCAAGGGCGGCGATAAAGTTGTTGAGGAACTTGAGGCATCGAATGCGCTTTTAAAGCAATTTTTCGGAGATAAGGCTCTGCTCAAAGATTTGGGCGACCCGAAGCTTGCAAATGAAACGGTTTATAATCGTCTCATTAAAAACGGTGATTCCCTCAAAATCAACACCTTGTGGCGCATCCTTCCCGCTGAAGACTTTCAGAAAGTCAAAGCAGCGTATGTTGGCGAAATATTTCAAGGTGCGAGCAACAAGAAAGACGGA